CAGGAAAGACTGTAGTCGGCAGAACCTCTTCCCCATTTTCCGAATGAATCGTGACGACGTAGTTGACTGGAGTTTCGGCTCCTAGATAGAACCTAAGGGATTGCTTGATCCACTCAGGCGCATCCATCCCATAGTATTTCGAGATGATCTTCTTGGGGAGAGCGCCCGACGGAGTTGTGAAGCACTGGTAGATGTGTGTGCCGTCGCTGCCATAAGCAGCGTAGTTGCTCCCAGTAAGGCTGAGGGTCTGAAGCGCGATGATATTAGAGACCTGAGTTGCTACATACCACTCGAAGCCATCCCAGAGCAGAATGAGCTGCCGATTGATGCGTTGGATTGGATCATAGACTAGAAAGTCCAAAGCGTAGAACTTGATGTCATTGATGATGACGATGGCGGCCGACGGATTAGAATTTACTTGGGCGAGGGTCTGAGCGAAGAGCTTGTCCAGCTTGGTGCTGATCTTCTTGACGCTGCTGCCGAATAGCTCGTAGACGCCTAGAGGATTCGCAAAGACGATTGCCTCCCCGAAGGGCTGAATTGTGCCTGGATAGAGCGTCCCGATCTGTGGGTCGATGTTGGTGATCGTGACGGTGGTAGAGGCGAGGTTGCCGGTGACAGTTGTAATGGGGTTGCTAATTGCATTGATGGACGAGTCACCCCACTCGTAGAGGAAGCCGTTGGCTTGTCTAAGGCCACGGAGGGCGACAGTGAGGAAGCTGTCGGTGTTCTGAGAGATGATGCCGCCGTCGGTGGCGGCGAAGTCGGAGACAGAACCAGGAGCGCTGGTATAGCGGAATGAATTGTTGACCAGCCAGACACGGTTCTTGAAGACCTCGATTGATACGGCGGAGATCGGGCTCTTGCCGCCGGCGGGCATAAGTTGGAGAGTGGCTGCTGCGACTCCAGGATTCCCGCCGACGAAGCGAACAACGACGGCCTCATAGTTCTGGCCAGGGTTGAGTACAGTCACGGTGCCGACAGCGGCCCCACTCATGTTGGCAACAGCAGTTGCGCCACTACCCGATCCTGTCGGATCAGTAATGACGACCGTCGGCGTCGTCACATAGCCAGAGCCGCCGTCGGTTACAGTGATAGAGAGGATGCCGTTGTAGCCGACTGTAGCGTGGGCGGTTGCAGTGTTGCCGCCGCCGGCGGGCGCTGAGAATGTAACCGTCGGGCTAGAGGAATAGCCGACACCGGGAGTGACGACAAGGACACTGGTAATTGAGTTGGCTTGGCCTAGAGCTACAGCGGTGCCCTGAGTACCTGCACCACCGCCGGCGAGTGTGACAGTAGGCTGGGTGGTGTAGCCAGTGCCGCCGTCGATCACCTGGATTGAGAGGACGCCGCCGCCCCCGATTGTAGCGGTTGCTTGAGCAGACTTGTTCGTGAGACCACCGCCGGTGAAGATAGCATTCAAGTAGCCCTGCTCGCTCGGCAAGTAGCCAGAGCCAGGATTCGTGATCTTGATGTCGACGACTTGCCCATTTGAGATCGTGGCGGTGGCTGTCGCATTGATCCCGGAGCCGCCCTGGATTGTGATCGTCGGCGGCGTCGCATAGCTCAGCCCTCCATTCGTGATGAGGACCTGTGGCGCCAAAGTGCCCGGCGCGAAGAATGAAGCTCCATCCCAAATATAATAACGGAGAGAATCCCCAATCAGGAGATATTGCTCAGCCCATTGAGCAGCGACCGGCGGCGTCGTCAAGTCGAAGAAGATCGCCAGACTCATGATTGTGCCATCATTCACTCGAACAATGTCAGCTGCCCCATTCGACAGAAAGGCAATCATCTGAGCGCTAGGCTCAGGCAAGAGATAGAAGAAATAGAATGAGACGATAGTGAGGCCGCCGGGCGCAGTGTAGAGCGGTGTCGGCGTATTGCTGTCGAGGAAGGCTATCTGCCCCGGCCCGATCTGGATGACATTTTCGAGCCAGACGAAGCTCTCATCGTCGATAGCAGTAACAGCAGCTTTAACATCCATTCCTTTGAAGGGGAATGGACTATAGCGGCGAAGGGCAGGCGGGATGCCTTCAGCGGAGCCCTGACTACCTTCCTGCTGACGTTGGGCTTGAGCCATTAGGGCTCTCAAGCGTAGAGGTCTGGAATCCGGGTCTGAGACCCAGCCATTGCCGCGAAGGCCATCCGGCGATCATAGTGAGCAGTGAACCGTTCGGCCATGTCTCTGAGATCAGGCTCGCCTAGCACAGCGACCTCAGCGGCCTTATAAGGCACCGCATTCGTCCAAGGATAGGTGATCGCATCTACATCGCTGTTCGTCTCAAAGCCGAGAGGGGCTGGCAGACAAATGCAGTCGAGGTCCATCTGAGCAAGCTGAGAGGGGATCGGCCAGAGATAGAATGAGCCGCCGACGCCGCGTTGATGTTGGGACCAGACCCGGGAGAAGCCCTGCGCCGCTACGTTGTAGGCCCGATAGTAGGCTTGGAACTCACCCCAGGCTCGATAACGGAGGGTCGGCTTCATCGAGCCCCAAGAGATCGCGATTGAGTTGACCGCAATGATTTGTTCAGCGCCGGGAGTGACCAGAGAACTCTGAATGAGAGGGTTGAAGTCGGCGAATTTGTAGACCTCTTGGCCGGCGTTGGTATGAGCGAAGGGGAGGAGAGTGGCTGCCGCAGTGGCGCTAGAGCCTCCGCCACCGGAGAAGGTCACACTCGGCACATCAGTATAGCCATCGCCAGGATTTGAGATAGTGATGACGACGACGGCGCCGCCGGAGATGCTTGCAGTAGCGGTAGCAGCAGTGCCGAGTGGAGGAGGAGAGATCGTAACCGTCGGCGCCGTCGTGTAGCCAGAGCCTCCAGCTGTCACGGCGATTGAACTAACCCCTGCTACACTAGGGCAGAGAACTCGCACACACTCACCCTGAGCCGCAACATAGCTTCGAGCTTCGTTGATATAGTCCAGTAAGTCATAAGGATTAAACCTCTGGAAGGTGGCATCGCCGAGGATGCGTTGCAGGCGTTGCATATATTCAGAGAGCATCATTGCTGCGGCCCTCGCCTACCCGAAGGCAGCGTCGGAGGAGCCATGCCTGGAGGTGTTCTGGCAGCAAGTCCGCCGGGGAAAGTCTTCTCTTCTCTCAGCGGAGTGACGATTGCCCGCGCCCTCTGCATTGTGTTCTCGTAAACTGTGAACACGTCGGCGGCGTCAGACTTTCTCTGTGAGTCCATGAAAGCCTTGAACGCCGCGTAGAACTGAACCGCGTCGATCCAAGGATAGACAATAGCTTCGGGAGTGGAGTCGCTGGTAAGGGAGACTGGGGACCAAACGCCGTCGATCTGGAGGGTGTAGATGGTGAGATCAGGGGCTGGGCCGATATAGAAGCTGCCGCCTTGGCCGATGACGCGGGGAGCCCAGGTTGCTGGCGGACCCGGCGGTGGCGCAGCAAAGCCAAGCCAATAGAAGTTGAACCAATCCCAATTGCGGTTCTCCAAAGTGAGGAGCCCGCCGTTGGGATTGGAGCCAAGAGGGAATGAGATCGACCGGGGCGTGATGAGCTGCGAGATGCCTGCTGGGACAGAAGGCACCGCCACCAAGAGATTTTGGTAGAGCTGCTGAGCAGGGACGGTGTTGAGCGTGCCGATGCCAGTGATGCACTCACCTTCGAGCGCGACCTGTTGACGAGCTTCGTTGATGAAGCCGGTTAAGGTGGCGTCGGAGTAGAATTGCCCGAGGGTGTCATGTAGGAGAATTCGGACAGCGCTTATATAGGCGTTGAGCGCCATCCGAAGTCCTCATACAGGCAGCCGTCTAGAGAGGCTGAATGACGATTGTGTCGGTCTGGCCGCCGACGGTGAAGGCGAGGGTGGTGACGGCGGTGGTGGCGAGGCCGGTTCCGTCGATTGGGATTGCCGCTGGGATCAGCTGAAAGCCGTAGCCCCAATCTTCCACAGTGAGAGGGGCTGTTGACGCTGAAGCGACAATGGCGTTACCGCTGAGAGCTGGAGTAAGCTTCGCCGCTCTGGGGATGATAATGCCCTTTTCGATTGCTGGATTGGTATTCGCAGGCGTGACAGAAGTGTCGACCATACCACTGCCACTGATAATGATAGTCCCAGTGTGGAAGCTGCCGCCATTGCTGACAGTGTAGCCAGTTGCTGAGAACGACATGAGGGCGGTAATAGCAAGGGAGGAGCCGCCGCCGCCGCTGATTGTGAAGGTTGGGACCGCCGTGACAGGAGTGCCGAAATCGGTGCAAAGGACGCCGGAGATCGTCCCCGCGCCGGTGAGAGCAGCAGTGATGACTGCGTTCGAGGTGATGTTGGCGAGAGTGTCACGCGGGTCAGGAACGACTGTGACCGTCGGCGCCGTCGTATAACCGCCGCCCTGGTTGGTGACGGTGACGGCGTTGACTGCGCCGGCAGAGAGCGTGCAAGTCATCGTCGCCTGGATACCAGGAGACGGTGGCGCCGACACAATGAGATGGGGCGGGTAGGTGTAGCCGGCGCCGGCAGTGGTAATCGTCGGGGAGGTCGCCACGCGCCCGCCGATGATTGCAGTCCACTTCGAGCCGCCCGCCGATGGAGTGATCGTCGGGCTGGAAGTGTAGGCCGTGCCAGCTGTAGTCACGATGGCGCCGACAGCGCAGCCAGACCGATTGGCGATTCGCCAATTGGTCCCGTCGCTGTCGACAAAAGCCCAGCCGTCGGTGGCGCGAGGCAAGATGCGCCAATTCGCCAGGACCGGGTCCCACACTTCAATGGTGCTGTAGAGCCCGACGTTGACGAGGAGCTGGCCCGCCGGAAGGATACGGGCTTGGCCCGCCGGGAAGCTCTCCAGGTTCGTCGCGAGAGACCCAAGGCTCAGCAGGAGACCGGAACCGCGCATATTCGCCATAGAGGATACTCCTTTAGAAGGCGTTCCCGGTGATACCAGTGATCTGCATCCCGCTGACCGGCTTCGTGCAAAGCACATCGAAGGCGACGATCAGCACGCCAATGTTGGCGATCTGGAAGTTCGGGATGGTCGAGTGGAATCCGCTGAATGCGAAGGGCGCATCCTCGCTGATATACATCCCGACATACTTAGAGTTGAAGAGGTAGGAGGTTCCTTGGGGGAGGAACGGGTCAGGGAAGATCGGGACGTTCAGGACTGTCAGGCAGCGGAAGCCAGCGTTGACCGAATCGTCCACGCCGTAGCGGGAGCCCGGTGTCGTGCGGAACTGTTCGGCGGCCATGAAGTCTTGCATGAGCGTCGTCCAGTCACCGAAGGCCATGACACCGAAGTCAGGCGCTTCGCCGCCGGCGAGCAGAGTCAGGTTCGCGATCTTGGTCGACAGGCCGATCCGAGTGCTGATGGCGCCGGCGGCAGTCTTCAGCGTCGACTTCCAGAACGGATTGGCATTGCGGTTGATGCCGCCGTAGGAGGAGACGTTCGTGCCGTCATCGAAGGCTTGAGCGAAGCTGTCGACTTGGAGCGGCAGAGCCGAGTTGTTGGTGTAGAGGGCGGTCGCGATCTGTTGCGTCATAACCGCCTTGGCGTCTGCCATGACAGCGCGGAGGCGCGGAATCACGACTTCGGTCGACTGGACCAGAGCTTCCATCCCAAGGAAGGGGATCGGGACGACGCCGAGCTTGAGGTTGAATTCGGCGTTCTGGATCGCAGTGAGGTCCGTCGGCTGAGGGAAGACGCCATCGAACCCGGCCCAGCTGTAGGCGACGAAGGAGGCACCTTGAGTCGGGACCGTGACAGAGCTGACGCCGCCGGCGGCCCGCTGTGAATTGCCCAGCAGAAGAGACAGGACAGGGTGGGCTTTGTAGATTTGCACGACCAGCGACGGGATAAAGGCACGCCGAGTGATGGCAGCCAGTTCGTTGCCGATTGCGCCACTCGGGATGATGCCTGATCCAAGCGTCGCCATCTCTAAGGTTCTCCTCTCTACCGACTAGGCGGCGGAGCCGCTAGCCGAAATGTGCTACGCTTCCCGGCTATGCTGCCTGCCGCCTGATCTCGGTCAAGACGCCGGCGGCTTCCTGGTCGGCCCAAGCTTCAGGATTGGTGATCAGGAGCTTGGAGGATTGATCATCTTCAGCGTGAAGGATGCCGATGTCCTTGGCCCAGCCTTGCGGGGCGATGGACGAAGGCGTGACGGGCGCTGGGGGCTCTGGGTTCTGCTTGTAGTAGAGAGCGGCGGCGGCCTCTGGATCGGCGAGCTTGCGGTTCTTCATGAAGGTGATGAGCTTTTCCTGGCCCTCTTCGGTCAGGTTGTTCTCGGAGACGGTGCGCTTCCAGGCAGCGTCGAAGTCGCCCTGCGCGGCGGCCTCCTCGGCGGCCTTCTTCTCGGCGGCGCGATCAGCCTCCCACTTGTCGAGGCGCTCGGCGACACTGTCGATCTTGGCGACGTAGGGAGCCGCAACATCAGAGGCGACCTGGGCGTCGGGTGCGACGACCTTGATCGCCTTCTGATAATCGAGGGCGGTGTCCTTGTGGGTGTAGAGCTTCTGATGAAGAGCGTAGGCTCTCATGCCGAGGTCGATGGCGGAAGCGCCGCCGGCCTTCTTCGCCGCCTCAAGCAGAGCCGCATCTTCATCACTGAGTTCTATCATCGGCATCGTCTCACTCCGCTCGACGAAGTTGTGGGGTTACTTGCTGTTCTGATTTGGGATGTGTGAAATCGACTGCGAGTTCTTGATACTCGGCATGATCGACTTGCGAGCGCCGATGTCGGTCCGGCTGAACGGGACCCGACGGATCATCGGATCGGGGCTATCGACATCCTGCGGGACTGAATTTCTGTAAGGGCCAGGAAAGCTGTCTGCCATGACTAGGCTCCCATTGGAGAAGGTGAAGGCATTTGAGGTGGCATGGCGCCGGCGGCAGGCATCGAAGGGGCGCCGCCAGGAGCGCCTCCGCCGGCTCCAGCCTGGAGTGAATTGAGAGGTGAGCCCTGCATCTTCGCTGCCAGCAGCTGCTTGAGTGCTTGGAGGTTGATGCCAGGAGAGGCCGCCTGTGGCGGCGCGTGTTTGCTCAGTCGAGAGATCGAGCTGAGGACTTCTTTGTGGAGGGGGTGCTGGACGGGGATATTTGAGAGGGCTTTCTCAAGCATGTTCACCGCCTCCTGCACCATCGCGGCTCCGTTGGCAGCTTCACCGGGATTGCCCGACGGGCGAGCCAGCGGCGAAGAGCCGAACGGTGGTTGAGCTATAGATGCAAGAGGCGGTGAATCCATGTCCTCAACGTGCTTGCCTCGCCGGCAAAGCCGGCGAAAGTGGCTAGCGCCGGCCGCGCTTGTGCCTACGCCGCATGATGGCCTCCTAAGTTGAACAAGTCAGCTAGAGGGACTGCCGCTGTCTAGCCGACGGTTTGAACCCTGCTTGAAGCTCAACGATGAGCCCCCCGGCGGAGAAGTTCAGGATGGGCGGCTAACATAGCTGCTTGCTGCCTGTGCCTCTCCTCAGCGTTCGCGATCAATGTGTCCTCGCGAGCAGGGTGTGTCAAGCGAATAAGATCGACATCACTGACAGCCTTGAGACGGGCCAAGTCAAAGGCAAGCCTACGAGCGTCGTCGGCGAAGGCTGGGCTAGAGGAATGAGAGTCGACCTCCAGCCTATAGTCATCAGGGATTTGGTCGAGTAGGAATGCCGCTGGCTCCGGTTGGTTCGGTTTCTGTGGAATAGTGAAGCGGACAGGGAGCTTTGCTCGGAGGAGCTGGAAGCCGAGATCGCCGAGGGCAGCATAGCGACGCTCGACGGCGAGCGCCCGGTCCCGCAGTCGAGGCGTCGCCATCCTGACCGCCGTATTGGCCTGAAGACCACTTCTCATTGACTGGTCGCCAAAGCCACGACTGACCGGTGCCTCAAAGCCTGACGCCCGATGGAAGATATCCTTCAGCTCATTGTGCCAAGGAAGAGCCTGTTCAGGGAGCTTCGGTGCATGATTCTCAATCTTGAACTGAGGGCTCATCTCAGCAAGACGCCCACCGGGCTTCATTAGAGCCGACCTCTTCTGGTCAATATCGCCGGAGGTGATACCCTGGAAAGAGAGTGGCGGGTCCTCCTGCATTCTCATCGTGCGGCTGATGCCATTGACTTGAGCAGAGATAGCCTCCTGCGGCATCATCAAAGTGGCTACCTCAGACCGGCCCCAGAAGTAGTCCTTCACAGTGTTGGGAGAGACCTGGATGAAGGGATGGCGGCCCTTGATGCCGAAGAGATTACGGCGCTGGAGCTTTCCTTCGATGACGATATCATCGACCAGTTGGAAGGTGGCGTAGTCCTCACGTTCGTTGTCGAGGACCCAGAGTTCGTCGAC